CTTTAACCAAGGGGGCTTCAGAGAACATATTAAGGATTGAAAGGATCTATTTAGTTGTGACCTTACGGCTGCGACGGATAGATTCCCTATATCCTTAATCTCTGAGGTCCTTAGTGGAGTCTTCTCTAAAGAAATGATCAGTTCATGAGAATATCTCATGGTAAATATCCCCTTTGAAATATCAGGCGGTGCCTCAATAAGGTACTCGCGTGGTAATCCAATGGGAGCGTATTCATCATGAGCCTCATTTACACTGGCTCATCATTTTCTGATGTTCCAGTGCTGTAAGAATATCGGTACTAACTGAGCTACCGCAAGGTACGCAATGTTAGGTGACGATATCCTTATAGGTGATCCAGATCTTTACAGAGAGTATCGAAAGATACTCTCAGACCTTGATATACCAGTCTCTGAACCTAAAACGCATGAGAGTAAAACCTTGTGCGAATTTGCTAAGAGATGAATATATCATGGAGAGGAGATTACTCCCTTTCCTATTCCAGCAATGATGGAGTGTCGGAACTATGCGTTCCTGACTGCTCTTCTTTGCCAGGAGAAGGTAAGGGGTTACGAGGCTGATATACCCTCTTCTGTAAGACTATGGTTCGAGCATAAGAATGATAACCAGAATAAGAGATCTGGTAAGAACCTCTACTTACGTAGGGGCCATTACAAGAGACTCGAAGTTTTGGCTCTCATATCTGAAGGATTAATCATGACATTTCGTAAGGAACTTTCCTGAGAAGATCTATTCAAGAGAATCTATCCTGCCGTTACCAGCTCAATGAGTCTGGAACCGCATATGGATTCTGGATGAATAGCCTCTTTCTGAGGTCATTTCCTAAGAGATCTCTGATTAAAATCTTCAGATTCACATATGGCAGGTCAAATGGCTTACCACAGTAATCCTTCACAGGACGACCCGGCAGTCATTTGACAAGGCCTTATGATGGAACATATGTTCGAACTTGATAATCTTACAGAAGACGGGTCATTGGATGTCAAACTTATCCCGTGAGTTTCTATCTCAGGTCAGTTGACAGCTACCAGTGACGACTCTTATTATACTATTGTTCAACTCCTTAAAGGTAAATTAACAAATCTTGAAGGATGGGAAGCCGTAAGGCGACTTGTTCTTCCTGATTTGGGAACTACCTTTAGAGAGAGAAAACATAATATAATACGAGTCTTAGCTGGTAAGTTATCTTCTGACCTAGTTAAAATACTCACAGGAAAGAAGTGATTTGTTCATATTCCTTACTATAACAAGGGAATCCTCTCATTTGAGAAGGTTCCAGGGGTAGACCCTTTACTAGGTCTACCTAATCTTGGTACAGGAAGGGTATGAAAAAATCCCTTATCTCCTGAGATAAGTCTTGACACTTGGG